GTACGGAATTGATCCAGATTAAAAGCCATGTCTTCTTACACTCCTTCGTTAAAGACGGTGTGGCCCTTAGGCCACACCCACAACTTCTTGGAACGACACACCGCTTCGGACAGCCACGAAGTTCAACTGGATGAAGTTAATCGAGCGTGTCGGCTTCACGTAGATATCACCACGGAACTGGTATGAATCGACCACTTCCGGTGTGTTGTTGGTCGCATCGCACACGACGAGATAGTCCGTGATGCCGCGACGGGCACGAACATCTGCGAGGAACGGCTCCACTGCGCTACGGAACGCCGCACGAGTGAACTCGTCATTGAATTCGAAGAGTTGTGCCTTTGCGTAACGCGCAATCGTCTTCTCCAGCGCAATGAACAGACGACGCACGTTGATGCGGTCGAATGCACTCGGACGCGAGAGCAGCGTCTTGTCGCCATACAGCACCACACCCTGCGCCGGAAAGCTCACGATGGGGTTGATGCCGACACGATACAGATCGTCGCGTTCCGCTTGCTTCGGATTCCACGCGAGCTTCACCACGTTTTTGATGTTGCCACGCGTGAAGCCTGCCGGCGAGTACCACGGGTCGTTCGTCGTATCCGTCCGCGCCGCCAGACCGGCAACGTCACCGTTCAGCGGCACCCAGCGGTACACGTCGTTGTACTTGTCGTATGTGTACTTCCAGTTGCCGTCCATCACGGCGTAGCTGCTGTTCACCGCAGCGCGGTCCGTGACAATCGCATCGACTTCGCTGCCGATGTTGTTCACCACACTGTCCTGATCCGGTGAGAAGAACACGACCACATCCTTCCGCACTTCCGCAACGTTGTTCAGGATGTATGCGCCCAGTGTGGACGACGGGCTGTTCGGACCGCTGATGAGGAGCGACACGTCAACCGTATCAGGATCCGCAAACAGATCCCACGCTGCCTGACGCTTACCAACCGTAATGTTCGCGTTGTCCGAATTGCCGCCGTAGAAGGACTTCGTATAGGGCAGCACACCTGCACCGAACGTGGCGTTCGGCACTGATGCCGCAGAACCCCAATAGGTGTTACTTGAAGACGGATGCGCCAGCCACCACACATACTGCGACTTGTTGTTGAGCAGATTGACGTAGTAGTTGCTGTTGCCACTCGTGTCCTTGGCGTCAGACGCCTTCGACGCATAAGCGTACGTCTCCAGCACTTGACCCGCGACGCCCGTGAACTTGCCGTTTTCATCAACGACGACCATATGCAGTTCGTCGTTTGATGTCAGCGAATTCACACCGCTCACGTACGCGCTGGTGCCGAGCGCGTTCTTATCGAACTTGCTCGCGTACTCCCAACGACGACGCCAATTGTTGGTCGCATACGTACCCGTTGCACTGGCCGGTGCAGCGGACACCAGATAAATGGTGTTTGTGCCACTCAGTGCAGACACTTGACCGATGTACGTCACTGCACCCGAGACTGTCGCGTACAGTTGGTCACCCACCACAAGATCCGTACTGAAGTTCGAAGATGTCGTGCCCGTCACGACGTTCGACCCGCCGGTCACAGCGATAGTACCCAGTACAGCCGTATCTTCAAACGCAGTCGCGCTCGGGCAGATACTGATCTTGAGTGAGTTGCCAAACTCACCCGCCCAACGCGCAGATGCGACACCCAGACCAGTCGGAAGCGTATTGCTGTCCTTCAGATCCGTGTACTGCGCTTCGTTGACGTAGGTATTTGCGCCGAACGCCGTCAGCGCCGCGTCCGTGACTTCTTCCGCAAGCGCCGTCGCAATCGTCGCAACGGTGTTGTTCGAGATCGTCGCAACGGTCGCATACTTACCCGAACCGAGATACAGCACCTGTCCCACTTGCAGTTGCGTCTGGAACAGAGTGCTGCTGCCCGCGAGGGCGGTACCCGTCGTCGTAACAGTACCTGTAAGTGACTTCGGCTCCGCCGTTGCAACAAACGCACTCGCACTCAACGCTCGCACGACGCGCAGCGCATTCGAGTACGCCAGAAACGATGACGCACTAAACCAATCTTGATAAATCGTATTGTCCGGCTTACCGAACACGGCCACCAGGTCTGATTCTGAAGTAACGGTGGTCACATCGAGGGCAGGGCCCCATTGAAACGTACCAACAAACGCACCCGCCGAAAGGGATACGGTTTGGACGCCGGCGGTCAGATCAACTTCACTAACATTGATGCCGGGCGATACTTGAAATGCCATAGAACTGTCTCCTTCGCAACGGAGTTCTGTGAATACTGTAGAAACTGAATGCCGTATACGTACACGGCTGAACGGTTCTATTTAGACGTTCCTGTTTTTCACAGCAACCAGTTCGTGTTCTGCGGTCGCTCAAACGCCCAACGATCACCACCGTCGATGATGGACTCCTGCTGCGGCGCATTGGCGTCGAAAAAGCCTTCAAATGGCTCGTCGAGTGTCACGGGTTCGTACTGATTCATCAGCATTCGTCGCATCGAGAGACCCACGTAGTTCTCAAACCCCTGCTGTCCTGTCAGCCAGCCAAGCAACACAAGCGTCATCACACAGTCGTCGTGACTCCCGACTTCCGCTTCCCAATTCTGCCCTTTTGCCACGAACGTCGTCAATTCACGAATCGTGTCGTAATCAAAGAGCGCGAGCTGGTCTTTCTCAACCATCGCACGGAGTGCCGAACATCCGACGCGCTTCGTCGCTTGCGTCATGCGCAGACCGAGACGCGACTTCGGATGGAACCCACCGCCGCCGAGCATCTGCCCGCGCTTCGGATGCGAACGAATGAACAGGAGATTCTCGTACTCCATTTCGCTATGGAGCATATCTGCGACGACGATACCCACGTCGTTGATTTCGCACAGCACAAACGCATTACAGTAATACTGGCAAATATCACGTACGATAGGCGCGAACAGTTGTGGCGAGAGATTGTTTCGTCTGAACACCGCCACTTGTCGAAATGGAGACACGGATACGTCAAAGATACTCAGGACACTGTAATCTTGCTCCTGTCCTTGCGACACGTCACATGTAGCCACATAGATATGCGCGGGCCCGGTTTCATCGGCGCGAATGGGATGGACGTATGTCTTCAATCCACCGCGTTCATCGATGGGTGAATGATACCGCATCTGGGCGAGCTTCTTTGCAGACACGAGCGTGTTTGCGCTGCCCTGAAACGAACATTCGAACTCCTGCTCCCATGCTTGATCCGAGCCAAGGTTCTTGCGCATTTCTTCTGCCCATTCTTCATCGCGTCCCGGCACATCGCGCCAGGTGAATCCGATGGGCTTGTACGAATTGCGCTTTTCTTCCGCGTCATTCCAAATCTTGTAGAACAGGTTATAGCCGTTCGGCGTTGAGACGATGAACAACTTCGTCGTCTTGCCCGACGAAATCGTCGGGAACACCGAAGTCATGAAGTCGTCCGCAATGTTTGACGGCACAAACGCAAACTCGTCAAGAAACAGAATGTTGAACGTGTCGCCTCGAATGGCACTCGCACTCGTGCTTTCCGCACGGACACGCGAGTTGTTGCCGAGCATAATCAATTTCTGATCCCACTTGACGATGCCTTGCTTCATGAAACGCGGCAGCAATTCATAGGACTGCTTGAGACGACGCAGCAGTTCGATGGCCGTTGCTTCCTTGTTCGCGAGAATGCCGACGCTGACATCGTTGTGGAACGTGACGTACCAAAGAAAGTAGCCACAGACGACGACTGTGGACTTACCCGACTGACGTGCCAGCTTACAGATGACGAAACGATTATCCTCGAACGCTTCAACAATCTTCTCTTGGAATGGCCACATCTCGAACGGAACGATGCCGCGATCCACGTGAACGATCTTCACGTAGTTGTTGATGAAGTAATATACGTCATTCGCGCATTTGATATACTCAGACAGCTCGTGTTCTGTGAGCGCAATTTCCGAGTCTACACGTGGCAGATTGACGTTGCCGTTATAGCCCGCTTCATTATTGAATGCGTTCTTAGGCATTACTCGTCCTTTGAGGGATTAGGCAAATTCCGCAATTCGCGAAGCAAATCAGCAGCGCGTCCGACAAACACCGCTTTCTCGATATTGACACCACCGCCGCCACCCGCAGAGGGATTGGACGCGTTGACACGCGCACGAGTCGCGGCTGTAGTATCCTCTTTCGCTTTGTGGAGAGCGACGAGTTCTTTGTTTGCATTCACGAGTGCGGACAGCATCGTCGCGACCACTTCATACGCACGAGGACTGTCCCCGCTTTGCGCCAATAGAATGGCACTCTTAGCTGCTTCTCGTACCAGATCAATATTTTCTGTCATCACACCACGCGCATAGTTCACGTCGTGATTCAGTGCTTCCAGTGAATCGCTTGGGTCTTCGACAACCGCGGGTGTCGCTGCCGTAAACGGCACAAGTTCTCCACTCACCACATCAGATGCGGGAGCATCTGTCTCGATAATGACTGTGTTCGGATCCAGATTGAAAATATCGTTCAAGGTATCATTGGGCATAAGGTACTAGTATATAGACGGACTCGGAGACGCCGAAACAGACGAGGACGGACTTACTGAACTCGACGGGCTCTTCGAGGCACTCGGACTCTTCGAGCGACTGGATGATGCAGACGGGCTCACGGATGCCGACGGGCTCTTCGAGGCACTCGGACTGTGCGAGGCGCTTGGACTCCTCGATATACTTGCCGAAGCACTGGGACTCTTCGACGCACTCGGACTCTT